ACACATACCTCCCTACACATACTCTCCTCTAACGATACACTTAATATCTTCATCTTTTCTCTTTTCTATTTACCAACTACTCCTTTTTACTTCAATTTTTTTTTCTATTTCTCATCCCTACTTCCCTGTCTGCCGACGGCTTATTGATTCAAATACTTATAAATAAATGCAAGTATATGAAAAATAGTATATTATAACGATTATTTTTATTTTTTATATATAATTATTCTATAATGTCTACAACCGAAGACAATAGTACTACCATTGATACATATGTAAAACCTCCTACCAGAAGAGCTAGTTTAATGGAAATGATCAAAGAAAAACAAAATGATCAAGACTTTAATCAGAAGGTCGGGGTTGCGTCTATTCTATTACTCGAATTATATCGTGTATTAATGGGTGCGTTTTTAATTATTTTCGTACCTCAAAAATGCGGCGATGATATTTGTTCATTAACTCAAAATATTAATCGTAATGACCCACTATCTCAAATAACATTAGCATTCAATATTTTTACAATGATTTCGTTTCTTGGACTATACTTTATAGAAGTCAAGAGAGAAAACAAATTAATTAATTATTTAGAAGTAAATCGTTTTACACCTGTAGATAATGAATCTGTTGGAAAATCCCTAGAAAAACTATCTACAATCAAGAAGCAGAACATTTTAGATTATGATGGATATTATCAAATAGTAGGATATACTTCTACTACAATATTTATATTGAATGCAATATTAAGTTCAATTGTAGTATATAGCCATTATTTAGATAATAAAACTGTTACTGTATATTTAACCAACCTTCTATTTATGGGATCAAAAGTAAATGACGTTTACACAACAGTAAATACAAAAAAGAATATTTTCTATAGCGCATATTTAAAAAATAAGGTTCAATTTAACGACGTAGATCCTGATAAAATTATGTCATTAACAGATATTGAAGCAGTCACAAATATAGAAGATATAGAAACTGTATTGGACCCAACATCTAACGAATCATCAGATGTAGCTATTACGTAAGAGATTATATATTCACATTATTATTAACAATGAGAGCATATAACATTATAAAGTATTACTTAAATATACATTATTGTACTTAAGTAATAATGGATTACAATTATGAAAAATTAATAGAGCCATTATATGGAGTAAAACGCAACAATTTATTAGACGCTGAATTACTAAGTGACAATATATTACCACATAAATATACTATAAACGAACGCGTAGATATGACAAAATATAGTACATATAGTATTGATCCATATGGATGTGAAGATGCGGATGATGCATTTAGTATTTATGAAGAAGGAGATGGATTATTTTTAGCTATTCATATAGCCGATCCAACCGAATATATAAATATAGATTCGTCTTTATGGAAAAATATAGAAACAAATGTGGTGACAAAATATCCTTCTAATAGAAAACCTATTCATATGATGCCAGAAGAAATAATGGAAAAATCAAGTTTAATGGTGAATCAACATGGAGATATAAAATTAGCCATAACGATATTAACAGAAATTGAAAAAGAAACATATAAACCAATAGGTAAGGTTAAATTATTATTTACAAAAGTCGCTGTTAAAACTGAGAATGCCCTCAGTTATGAGATGGCTGGTAAATTAGTTTATTCAATTGCTACATTATCGAATGGATTAAAAATAAGTGAAGCGTTAAAGGAAATAAGAGGTGTCAAAACCAAAGGGATTGTATTAAATGAAATATCTAATTCTTATCCGAAATATAACAATAATAATCCATATTTATACATTGATAATGCGAGTGAAAAAATGATGAAACAAATGATTGCTGAATTTGCGATATTTGCTAATTCATTTATAGGCGAGTATTTAAAAATAAATTTTGAAGGTAGAGGTCTGTATCGTATTTGTTCTGCGAAAGATTGGTTAGATACTGTATATTCAGGAATATCAGGTCAAGAATTATTGAATGAAATCATAGTAAATGGTATAAAAGCCGAATATTTATCAACAGTAGGCTCTCATGACTTGGTAGGTTCTCCTGAGTATTGTCATTTTACATCACCTATTAGACGACTCTCTGATTGTGTGTGTCATTATTTATTGAAATATATACATTTGAAAAGAAGTTCTGAAAACATGATAGTTCCATTTACAAATGATCAATTAAAAAAGTATTCGAATGATTGTGTAAAAATAACAAAGGTTATAAAGAATACACAATATAAGGATATAAAATTTCGTCTAATACATGTGATGAATAGTATGTTATTAAATAATGAAGTAGTAAATATAGGATATTTTGTAAGTAGTTATACCGGTATATATTTGAATATTATAATCAGTAATATAAACGAACATTCGGTTTATTTATCATATACTTTAAGGATTAACAATTCACAAGAAGAATATATAATAAAAGAGAGACATCATATACCCATAACAATCGTTAATTGTCCTGGTAAATTTGACCAAGGAAGTATTCCAGAATTAGATGCCGTTTTTATACATAATTGAAAATCCTAAAAAAATAAAAATATGTATATTATATTTCTATAGTTGTAGTTGTCTCTATAGATGTCTCTATAGTTGTAAACCGCTCTATAATAAACATTCGTCTATAAAGTTTCTTCCCATCTTTTGTGTAACCAGCACTAACTCGTTTAGGTGTCATTTTAAAATTACAAGCCTTTAGAATTTGTCTAACAAGATTAAGTAAAGGCCATTTTTGATTATCTTCTGCGGTAGATTGAAGAGCTGTTAATGAAGATGAATTAAACATTTGTTTTAATACGGCAATTTCATCTTTAACATTTTTATAATTTTCATCATGTAACAAAACATTTCTTGGTATTAATAATCCATCTAGATCGTCAAATGTAGTCATAATAATTTTACATTTATTTAAAAACGATTTAATATATTCAGCTTGTTGATTATTCATTTGAATATATTAAATATTTAGTTCTTTTTTAAGTTGTTTTTTCCAGTTTATGTAAACAATAATTCTAAATCATTTTGTGTTGCCGAACAGTTTGTAACACAATTACAATCACCAGACACTTTATATGTATTAGTTAATGAACATATTAAATTTGTATGATGTACATTTCTATAATATACATTTCTATAATATATATTTCGTGGAAATAATTCTTTTAGATGAGTATTATATTTCTTCGATTGGAATGATAGTGGTAAGTTTTTATTATGTTTCATGACCGATAATAGTTCGGATAAGTTTTTATAATATTTCATAATGTAAAAAATACTATTATTATATATTTAAATTGTTTACACCCTTGGTAATTATTAATAAGAGAATAATTCTGGAATAGAATATTCATCGCCATTTTTTAAATATTTGGCAATAATGCGTGGATTTGTTTGATTTGAAATAATATCTTCAGTATTATATACATTACCTACTGTATCTAAATAATAAACAATTCCTTTAATATCAATAGCACTTACTTCCAATTTTATCTCTGTATTCACTGGTTTTTTATCAGTAATAATTCCATGAGGAGTGCCCTTACTATGAGTTCCACAATATTGGAATTCATCTTTTTTTCGTCTAGTACATTGTTCGCCGTTTGCTCGTTTAGCACAACATCTTTCATACACATGAACCATATTTTTAACACGTTTACGCTTCATAAAATCATCTTTGTTAAGTTCAAATTTATCATAATTATAAATATATTTAAGCATTTCTTGTAAATCATCATTATTATCAAAATCTGGAATAGATTTTAAATGTGTTGCCAGTTCTGTTTTAAATGAATGAATATAATCGTTTATTCTCTTATTAAGTCTTTTCTCCATAATTCTAATTGTATAAACTATTTTATTATTATTATATTATTTCAATTTTATAATATAATAATATTACTTAAATAGACTATTCTATTTCAAGGTCTGAAATTATTTCATTATTTTCATTGCGTTCTTTTTCTTTTTGTTCTTTTTTCTTAAGTCGTCTCTTTTGATTTTTCTTTTGATTTTTATTTTGATTTTTATTTTTATTTTTATTTTGGATTGATCCCGATTCTATAGTATTGTCATTTGTAGAATCGTCACTTTCCGAATTATCAATCAAATCAAAGCCTTCTTCAACAACTTCTTCAACAACTTCTTCAACAACTTCTTCAACAACTGATATGACTTCTTCTTCTTGTGTGGCTTTTAACGGAAGAATATTATCACATGAGAATGTACTATATAATTCTTCATTATCATTTATTGATATGATATTCTCTTGAAATAATTTACTAGCAATTGATGAAGTATGTGAATTTTGACCAAATATTATAGTTTCAGGTAATGTATTAGTTATCTCAATTGTTACATTATCATTATCATTATCATTATCATTATCATTATTATTATCATTATCATTATTATTATCATTATCATTATCATTATCATTATCATTATCATTATTATTATCATTATCATTATTATTATCATTATCATTATCATTATCATTATCATTATCATTATCATTATCATTATCATTATCATTATCATTATCATTATCATTATCATTATCATTATTATTATCATTATCATTATCATTATCATTATCATTATCATTATCATTATCATTATCATTATCATTATCATTATCATTATCATTATCATTATCATTATCATTATCATTAACTTCAGAATAAGAATTTGATGAACTTGTATGCGAAGAATCTGGTGAATTAATTGTATTGTTTTTACCTGCCATAGATTTTCTCAATTCTCTTACAGCACTTTTACTTAAATTACCAAGATTCATTTCTCCAAAGAGAATATTAGTGTCTTTTTTATTACTCAGTATTCCACCTTCAAATTTAATATCCGTAGTAAGTTGAGCTTCTATCATATTAATTTTCATAATAAGATTTTTTAACAATTTTTTATGTACTTTATAGAAGAATTCCAAATATTTTTCATATAGATTAATTTGTTCCCGCAATATGACAACTTCATAATTATATGTAGATACAAAATTATCAACATCTAATCCATAATTTTGACTAGTTGTATATTGTGTTAAAGCTAGTTCCTTTTCCTTCAAAATATTTATTAAATAATTAACAATATTCATAATATCTTCATTCAATTGGACAATCAAAATAAAGTCATATTCTTTACTATCATCTAAATCGTCATATTTGGGATATTTTTTATTTTTCAATATTTCATTTAATTTATTATCAATATGACTTCTGTCTACATATATATTAATTAAATTAAATAATTTATAGTATTCTCCATACATTCGATTAATGATAATAAGTCTGCAATCTTTTAAATAATTAACTTCTCTATGTAACAAGCTTGTTTGAAAATAAAAAGAATCTAAACTAAAAATGAATGGGTTGACATCAGGGGATTTTATAGCATTAGCATTTTTTATAAAATCCTTATAAATATCCTTTAGTTTAGTAATACGAGTATCTAAACCTTCAAATAAGCAACCTATTTCAGAGCGCATTTCTTTTACACAATCAAATACATCTTTCACTTTTAATAATCTGGCTTCCATTTATAGTTAAATTAGATAAAAATATTTTATACTTATAAATTATAAACTATTTTTCATGGCTGATACTAATGAAATACTTGATGTTAATGAAAATTTGTCATTTAAAGAACAAGAATGGAGAGTAGAACACGAGACGATTTTAGTTGAATGGGCTGATAAAGCAATGTGTTATAGATGGCTTCATGGTAAGTCACACGCAGCATATTCTAAAACAAATGCTTGGTTTACAATTCCTGTAATTATTATGAGTACATTAACTGGAACTGCAAATTTTGCTCAAGATAGATTTCCAGAAGACATTAAACCAATGGCGCAAATGGCTATTGGTACAGTGAATATATTTGCTGGTATTTTAACAACAATTGCTCAATTTTTAAAAGTAGGAGAACTTAATGAAGCTCATAGAGTAAGTGCTATTTCTTGGGACAAATTCTACAGAAATATTAAAGTAGAACTAGCCAAATCTAGAGAAGAGCGAATGCATGTAGGCAATATGTTAAAAGTAAGCAAAGAAGAGTTTGATAGATTAATGGAAACCAGTCCATCTATTAATGAGAAGATTATTAGACAATTTAATAATACTTTCCCAGCTAAGAAACCATTACCTGCAAGTGATCCAAAGGAGGATTGTATTAAAGGAGAGATTAAGCGCCCTGAAATATGTGATGTATTAGTAAGTACAGCAGATTTTGTATTTCAACCAGATCCAGAGATCGAGTCAAGAAAACCAGCACTTTTAAATTTAGTAAAAACAAATCAAAAGAAAATAATAGAAGGCTATAAAAAAGAAATTTCTGATTGGAGTTCCAAATTTGAAAATAAACACAATAGAAAACCATTGGAAAGTGAATTATTAGATAATTTACAAGATTCAATGAATCCTGATTTACTAAAGAAGTATGTAAAAGAATATTTAGAGTCTATTGACATAGATAAAGGTGCTGATATGGTCTAAGAAAAATAATTGATTGGTTCACTTGGTAATATCGCAAATAATAATAATACCGCTACTATCCAAAGTAAATAACTTGCATAAGATTCAATACCAACTCCTAAAAAAGTCATTACTAGTGATGTAATATTGACAATTGCGATAATTGATATGATTATACCCACTATATGCAACATACTCATACCCATTTTATATATATATATATATATGAAATTATTTTATATATGAAATTATTTTCTTATCATCTTTAAATATCCATTTATTAGTATGTCCTTTTAATATTATATAATCCGATATATTCAAATCAGTGTCAATATCATACTTCAAATCACAATCATCTATAAAGCATACATTTCTAACATTATCTTTATCATTATAATCACCTAATGTAATTAAATTCGTATGTTTGTCTTGACAAAATTGAACTTTATTAGTTTTTTGTATATAATTCATATACTTATCATCGACTAAACAATATAATATAATTGGTTTACTTACAACCTTATTTTTCATAATTAAATTGCTCATTGTATTATTCTCTCTAAAAAAAGAAATAACATTTTGTTGTATTTTCTCTCTATACACTGACTCATTGACCAGTATATCCCATAATGTAATCCAATTTATATCGTTATTGTTCATTAATTGTACAACTAGAAATTTTTCATCATTTACCGTCAAATATCCTTTGAGTCGTTTCTTACCATGTAATGGTATAGATTCTATATCATAATCTGAGTCATATGAAGTTGTTATAGAGAGAAATCGTCCATTTAATAAATAATATTCAATATAATCAATATCATTAAATTTATTTAATCGATATAATACAATATTAACAGTTGTTGATTTGATTGGATAAGTATTTGATTCTAATAAATCAATAAAAGGATGTTCTAATATATCATCTAAATAATTCGTAACCATTTGGTTTTTTTCATATATATCGTATGTTTCAATATCGTTATTTTCTTCATATATATAATCTAATTTAATCTTTTTGAGTAATGAATCATTGTTCATGTATTAATAATGATTCATTTAAATTATTTATCTTTTTTACGCCGAATAGATTCCTTTACTGTTTCTTCTCTACTATTTAAAATATGTTCACTTAATTGTGTTGCCATTTTTACATCCTCTTTAAAATATCCTTCCAATGCAGTTAATAATGTTTTTTTATTGATTGGTTTTTTAACCTTGGATTTTGCATAGATCAATTTACCGTCATTAATATCGAAACAATCAATTTCATTTGTCTTCATAATATCTACTAAAGACTCTGTCAATTCTTTTTTTTCATTTCTAAAGTCCTTTATTTGTTTTTGTAACTTACTTATTTCATTATCTATATCAATCCAAGAACGAATATGTGTAATTAATTCTGCTTTAGTATCCATTAAATATATAAAAAGAATATATTTAATTCATTTTGTAATATTTATTTTCATCCATTCAATGTATTACATAATGCATATTTAATTCCACATCATTTGTGTAAAGGTATAAAAATTATGTTTTGTGTAATTTTTATAAAAATATAGTATATATGAATTGTGTAATGTATAAACATCTAATAGAACAATGGATTCCGTTGATAGATAGACCTATATTACAAAAAAGACATATATGGTTAATAGCGTATAAGCGAATAGAAAAGCAGCGTATATATCATTTATTACTAGCCGATATATGTATTCATCAAGGTGTATGTGACAGAAGATTTTGCATATGTAAATATTTTTATGATGAAGATAAAATAGACTGTTTCGACAGAATATTTCGAAGTATACCTACTATACTATAGTTCACACAGTGATATTTATTTATATTCTTCCTTAATTTCATTCGTTAAATATGTATTTTTTCCAATAGCACGAATTATTTTACCAGTTTCCTTTTCATCACTTTCTATTTGTGTCATGGAATTGAATACCAAATTGGTCATCTTGGATTGTAATTTATCATCTGTTTGCCATCCTTGATTTGCGTCCTTCCATTTTCTTATCATTGTTCTCTGTTTCAATGATAATTTTTTTATACCATCAAGTAATATATTCAATTCTTTATCCTTCTCCCATACATTATTATCTTTTATATATATTGTTTTTCTTACTGGATCTGTACAATGTATAGGTCGTTCTAATACATCCATATTGTTCAGTCCATTTGTAATCATATTAGTTATCGTTTTTGTCAATCCATTTTCTATTGTATTGTCATAAGTTTCACTTGTTATAGGTAAGGACTCTATAAAATCAGTTAGATTCATAGCATTCTTACATTGATCGTTTAAAAACATGTTTATATTGAATTGATTATTATTTGTTGTATTATTGTAACTATTTTCAGCATTTCCCTTCATATGTGGTATAATTTCTAGTAACATTTCTTTTATATTTTTACTTTCATCTCCTTTTTGTTTGACCAATTCCATTAAAATTTCTTTTATGATATTATTATCTAATATATCTTGAGGGATAGGTTGTTTATTTGAACAAGAAGAAGCTTCATGATATATGTAACATACCTTTTGATGTTTATATAAGCTTTGTCTATGTTTGTAAGTGCTTCCACAGTCACATATATAATTTGATGTAATTTGATGTAATTTGGAAGCTTCTGTAAGTCCATTGTAAGTCTTTTGATGTTTTCTAGTCATTAAATGTCTATTCCAATCTCCTAGTTTATAGCATTTAAAGTCACAAGATTTACAATGATGTAAATTGGAGTATTTTGATGTAATATTGTCAGCCATTGGAAGTATATATTAGACTTACATAAAAAACTCCTAAATACTTTTCATAATATATTAAAAATGTTTGAAAGTTTGTCATAACAAATAAAAAAAGTTTGAAATGAAAAACAGAGCATTAAGCTCTAAATGACATTTTCACTGTTTTTTCAATTCATAATCCAAAATTCAAAAAAACACACAAAAATAGTGTGTGTAATTTCCAAAAGTCAAATATGAAATGGGAAAACACGAAAAATGTAAATTTACTACATGTATCTAAAACAAACCACTTTTTTTGATAGATAAAGTCTCC